GTTCGAAGCATGGGTCAGGACAGGCGCACCGAAGCGCGTCTGTCCAGGGCGGGCCCAGCGGCATCTCCATGAAATGGAGTCGCTGGGAAGGAAGGATGGAGTCAAGGCGAAGCGTGCGATGGTCGTGGCGCGGCATTACCTCGCCATCCGGACCGCTTGGTGTTTGCGTTACGGGGACCCCCGAGTCAGGGGCCCGCGCAACAACAAGCGGTACGGACGGTTCATAGGTTTTGTCACGTCACTCATCCGAGAGGGCCCGAGGGCCCTCAAGGACTTTTCGCACGAAACACGTCTTCACGCACTGATCAGCCAGACCGACGATAAAGCGGCGAGGAGGGAATTCCTCGCGTCTACCGTCGGTCGCTCAGTTGGCTGGATCGTGAGCAAAGACGAGCTTGACTCCGCTGAGAGGAGTACGGTCGAAGCGTGGGGGAAGAAGCGGAACGTGGCCAACGTGTATCGGAGATTACAGATATACATTGACCAGCTTCCTCTCGCACCCTTCGACGATGGAGAGATACCAGAGTGGCCAATCCCGACGGATGCGGCCTGCCTATCCCACTCCACGAGGGAGGGTGGGACCATGCAGGCGCTCGTCGAGCTGACCACTCGGGTTAAGCTGGAACGGTTGGACTTCCTCTTCACAGGAATACAGCAACCAACTTACAAGGAGGCGTTAACCGGTGTCTTCCCTGCGGAAGCCGTCGAAGACTTGTTCATAGACTTCGACGACGTCGCAGACATCACGGAAGGCATCGGCTCCTTGCCGGACCCGTTGATCGCGGTACAAGAGTACCTCGAACGGACCGAACCAGCTTTACGACCCCTACCCATCTGCGAAATGGGCGGAAAAGTCCGGGTCGTAACTCTCCATCCCGCTGAGGAGACATTTGTCGCACGAAGGATCACAAGCATCTGGCTAAGACGCTTGCGAAACTGTGTGACGAGCAGAGCAATGCTCCGCAATCAGGAAGTTGTCCTGGAGAGGCAGTCGGTAGATTCCAAAATCTACAGCGCAGACCTCCACAAGGCAACCGACTATATCGACCATGACTTGGCTCGAAACCTAGCACGCATGCTATGTATCAAGCTTCATCGTCCTGGCGATATCCCGATTGTCGAAAAATTGTTCGGACCCAAGATGCTACCCAGTGGTGTCGCTACGCAAAGCGGCACTCACATGGGTCTCGGACCATCTTGGGTCTTGCTCTCTCTCCTCAACGGCTTTGCCGCGTGGCAAGCAGGAGCGCGTAAGGATACATACCACGTCTGTGGCGACGATCTCGTGGGCTATTGGCCGAGGGACATAGTCAACGATTACGAAGCCACCCTTGAAGACCTAGGGCTTGTGGTGAACAAGCAAAAGTCCTTCTACGGGCGACGTGGTGTGTTCTGCGAACGCGTGGTAGAGAATAGGGGGTACACAGGGGTGGCCCGAGATGTCGGGCACCTAAGTGCACTCACCGCCGCTAAACTCTACTCACGCGTCTCTAACAACGCTCTTGCCGTCGCCGATGCCCTGAGGGATGATAGATCCCTCCCGGCAGTCAGCGACCCAGTCCGCCGAAGACTGGTTCCACGCGGAATGGGGCCGGGACGGGTGCGCCACGGTGGGTCCGGAGAGGGTCATCTCACTAATGATGGGCTAGCCTACGTGTTGAAACGCGGGGTTAACCTCACCATGAGTGATCCCCTCCCGGAGGGCGCCATGGAGGAGGTGCGGAAGGAGGCGAGTGACACGCAGAAGGGGGGTTGCCCCATCAGCGAGTTCCTCATTACTTTCCGTACCGCACTCCAGGCAAGGGCTTACATGGATCGTAAGACCTTGACTCGTCCTTTGACGAAAGAAGAGTTTATGGTAGCTGGCCGCGCGAACAAACGCCGCCATCAACGCTACGATAACTCTCTTCTTCTCGCCTTGGCCCTGTCCTCCTCTCTCAACTCTCGCGTCAAGAAGACCATCACTGGTCTCCTTGGCGGTCGAATTAAATCCTCCCAATCGAGGGTGCGTGCTAGGCTAGAGAATCTCTTCTCACAGCCCCCACGCGAGGAGTATATTTCACTTGATGCAGCGTCCCGCATCATCTTGACATACACCTCCCTCAATTTTGAAAGCAGGCTCAAGCGCGCAGCGAGGGTTCCCAACCATCGCTTCACGCCTGCACCATCCGCCCCCTGCATACACGTCGTACGCAGGGAGGCGAAGACCCCGGCCCTTTAGTGCCGG